ACAACTTTACGATATAGAAGATGGATATGTTAAAGTAAAATTAGGTGGTGCATGTGAGACATGTGCTATGAGTACCATGACTTTGAAGCAAGGTATAGAAAAGAAACTAATGATGGAGATACCCGATGTGGTAGGAGTTGTTCAAGTTTTATAATGGATATAGAAGATCAGTTTGAGTTGGAACATTTATTCCTTCAAGAACGTCAATGTAGAGTTTGTGGAGAACAAAAGAATTTAATAGATGGATTTTATTTAACTAGGAAGAATAGAAAAGCTTTTGCATCTTCATATTCTTACGAATGTAAAGTATGTACTATAAGGAGAATTGTTGATAAAAGAAAAAAGAAACCCTTTGCTGATTGGAAATATCCAGATTGGTAATGTTCATGTACCATTTCCCCATTTGTAATTGTTTAAAAGGATAAATATTTTCAGATAAAAACTGAAACTGGAGTAGGTAACAGATGGCTGGTTTAGGCTTAGTATCTCCTGGCATAAAAGTAAAAGAGGTTGATCTTACTAGGGGAGGGATCACGGGCGTTAGTGACCAGACTGGTGCCATTGCAGGCCCGTTTGTGAAGGGCGCAGTAGAAGATCCACAATTAATAGAAAGTGAAAAGGATTTAGTTGACACATTCGGCGAACCGCAAGAAACGAGTGGTCAATATGAATATTGGTTATCGGCTGCATCATATCTTTCATATGGTGGCGTTCTAAGAACGGTACGTGTAGATGGTGATGCTTTAAGAAATGCAAACGCAAGTGTTACTACAGGCGCTGCATCTTCATTAACAAATTTAAAAATTAAGAACACTGACGATTATTTTAATTCATATGATGCAGCTACAACTTGGTATTATGCTGCAAAAAACCCAGGCACATGGGCAAATGGTTTAAAAGTATGTGTTATAGATGCAAAATCAGACCAAACCTTATCTGGTATTAATACCGCAGGTATTGCTGTTGGTGCTGGAATTACTCAGGCATTTGGTGGAGCACAAATTGGTGGAATAGGTACATCATTAACTCTCAATGGACATCTTAGTGGAAAAGTTACTGCAATTGGTGCAGGTAGTATTGATGTAAAGGTTGTTAGTGAAGTTGCTGTTGGTGGAAGTATTACCGACGCAGATTATCAAAAGAATGGTGCATATGCATTTGACACAACTAGGGAATGTAATATTGTTGGTGCAACAGCTTCCGCAACTAGATCTTTAACAGTAACAAGGGCAGTTGGTGGAACTAGTCAAGGTGCAATTACATCAGGTGAATCAATAGGATTATATGATGCTAGTAATACCACTACAATTGATAATGCTGGTGGTGCCGCATTAGGCGTTGCTGGTAATACTATGAGTGTTGCGGATGCAACTGGTTTTGCTGTTGGTAAATTACTTATTATTGGATCTGAAATAACTGCTGTAACAAGTGTAAGTGGTAGTGCAATTGGAATAGGAACAAGAGGTGTTGATGGAACGACTGCAACTGCTCATAATGACGGATCTACAGTAACTGTTCTAACCCAAGCAGGTAATGCAACAACTGCAAGTGCTGCTAACTCAGGTGGATCGGATACTAATATTCCGATTGCTGCTGTTGGAAACATTGATGTTAATGATTATGTTAGAGTTGCTGGTGTTGGAACTGCTGGTGAATTAATGAAAGTAACCGCAGTTACTGTTAATTCAGCATTGACACCAAGTTCAGTTACTGACTGGTATGAAGCTCAAACATTAGATCTTGATAATTCTACTGTTTATTGGAATAGTGTTGCACAAAAACCACAAACTTCTGCATATGCAAATTCTAGAAATTCTAGATTTGATGAAATGCATGTTGTAGTTGTTGATGATAGTGGATCTGAATCAGGAAATGCTGGTCAAATACTAGAGTCTTGGCAGAATCTTTCTAAGGCAGAAGATGCAAAACAATTTAATTCTCCAATTTACTGGAAGGATTTCTTAGCAAACAATTCAGAATATGTATTTGGTGGTGCAAATCCTAATGGTACACCACTATCAGGTGGTAATGTATCATCTGGTGCATGGGGTCAAGTTGCAAATGGTGTTGACTTTACTGGAATTGGAAGATCAACATTCTCATTAGAAGGTGGTAAAGATTATGGTGGTACTTATGAGGCTCCTACATACCCTGCGACTCTAGGAGATTTAATTTCTGGATATAAGGAATTTGCAAATGTAAGAGAGTATCCTGTTAATTACTTAATTCAAGGTCCAGGCCTTGGTAGTAGATCTGAAACTGTTGGTAAGGCTAACGAGTTAATCTCTATTGCTGGTAAGAGAAAAGATTGTATTGCAGTCGTTTCTCCAGCAAAATCTGATGTATTGAGTGGATCTGGTAATGCACCAGTGCCTATTTCTAATACTGATACACAGACAGAAAATATATTAAAAACATGTGATCAAATATCTTCATCATCATATGGTGTTATTGATTCTGGTTACAAGTATATCTTTGACCGTTTCAATAATAAGTTCCGTTATATTCCTTGTAACGCTGACGTTGCAGGAATGATGGCAAGAACATCTCAAAACTCTTATCCTTGGTTCTCACCAGCGGGTTCAGATAGAGGTGTTGTAAATAATGCAGTTAAACTTGCATATAATCCATCTCAAGCACAAAGAGATCTTCTATATACCAAGAGAGTTAACCCAGTGGTTGCTTTCCCTGGCCAAGGAGTTATCCTTTTTGGTGACAAAACTGCACTTTCTTATGTTTCTGCATTCGATAGAATTAACGTTCGTCGTTTGTTCCTAACAATAGAACAGGCAATCGAAAGAGCTGCAAGAGCGCAACTCTTCGAATTCAACGATGATATCACAAGGGCCAACTTTGTTAATATCGTTGAACCATATCTTCGTGATATTCAAGCGAAGAGAGGTATCACAGACTTCTTAGTAGTTTGTGATGAGTCAAACAACACTGCTGATGTCATTGACGCTAACGAATTCCGTTCCGACATATTCATCAAGCCAGCACGCTCTATCAACTTCATCGGTCTAACATTTGTTGCAACACGCACAGGTATTAGTTTCGAAGAAGTAGTAGGTACAGTCTAACTACAACCCATCATCTAATAATCACAGGAGAGAAAGAAAATGCCTCAGCAAATCCCTAATACAGGGGCTAATGCGAGAACCCTAGATACCTTTAAGAGTAAGCTACTTGGTGGTGGCGTTCGCCCTAATTTCTTTGAGGTCGAGATTAATTTCCCAGACCTAGCCATAGATCCAAATGACATTTCTGATAAGTTACGTTTTTTGGTCAAAGGTGCTAATTTACCAGCATCAATTGTAACTCCAATCGCTGTTCCTTTTAGAGGAAGGGAGTTAAAAATTGCTGGAGAAAGGAGTTTTGATACTTGGACAGTAACAGTTATCAATGATAGTAATTTTTCTATCAGAGATGCTATGGAAAAGTGGATGAACATAATTAATAAAACTTCCGATAATTCTGGTGTGGTTGATCCTACCGTTTATCAACAGGAAGCTTATGTTTATCAACTAGGAAGAGCTCCAATTCTTGGACCAACAACAGCTCCTGCAACATCTGCAGAAACTGTTCCTATTCTTAGATCTTATCATATGCACGGTGTATTCCCAACTAACGTTTCAAGTATAGATCTTTCTTACGATAGTAATAACGTAATCGAAGAGTTCTCTGTTGAATTCCAAGTTCAGTGGTGGGAAGCATTAGACTCGGCAGGTAAGGTTGTCGTAGGCTGATAAATAGAACATAGACTAGAACTGATAAAATGGCTAAATTATTCGGATTCTCAATAGAAGGGTCTGACGATAATAATCTGCCACAGAGTGCGGTATCTCCTGTACCGCAAAATGAGGCAGATAAATCCGACTACTATGTTAGTAGTGGGTTTTATGGTCAGTACGTTGATATTGAGGGCGTATTCAGAAATGAATATGATTTGATCAAAAGGTATAGAGAAATGTCGCTTCATCCAGAGTGTGATGAAGCGATTGAAGATGTTGTAAATGAAGCTATAGTTTCTGATTTAAACGACACTCCAGTAGAAATTGATTTATCAAATCTACCAGCTGGTGATAATATTAAAAAAATCATCCGTGATGAGTTTAAGTATATAAAAGATCTATTAGATTTTGATTCAAAGTCTCACGAAATATTCCGTAATTGGTATGTTGATGGAAGATTATACTATCACAAGGTAATTGATTTACAAAATCCACATGATGGAATACAAGAATTAAGATACATCGACGCATTGAAGGTTAAGTATGTGCGTCAGATGAAGAAGAAGGATTTAAATGGTACGGATTTAATATCAAATGATAAAAAATTAGCAATAACTCCCGAACTTGAAGAGTATTTTGAGTATAATGCCACAAGTGGTGCAAATAAAAGTTATACACCTACTAATGGAACTCAAGGTGCAATTAAAATTGCAAAAGATGCAGTAACTTATTGTACTTCAGGACTTGTAGATCGTAATAAACATATTACATTATCATGGTTACATAAAGGTATTAAGGCTCTCAATCAACTTAGAATGATTGAGGATAGTCTTGTTATCTACAGATTATCTCGTGCTCCAGAAAGAAGAATATTCTATATTGATGTTGGTAATCTACCTAAAGTTAAGGCAGAACAATATCTTCGTGAAGTAATGAATCGTTATAGATCTAAATTGGTCTATGATGCAAACACTGGTGAAGTTCGTGATGATAAAAAATTCATGTCTATGCTAGAAGATTTCTGGCTTCCTAGACGTGAAGGAGGTAGAGGAACTGAGATAACAACTCTTCCTGGCGGTCAAAATCTTGGTGAAATTACCGATATTCATTATTTCCAGAAGAAATTATACAAGGCTTTAGGTGTTCCTGAGACTCGTTTAAGTGGCGACTCTGGATTTAATATGGGTAGATCTTCTGAGATCTTAAGAGATGAACTTAGATTTAATAAGTTTGTTGGACGTTTGAGAAAGAGATTCTCAAATATGTTCCTTGATATGTTAAAGACACAACTACTTCTTAAGAATGTAGTGACTCCAGAAGACTGGACTTCAATGGCAGAACATATTCAGTTTGATTATATTTACGATAATCATTTTGCAGAACTTAAAAATAGTGAACTATTTAATGAAAGAATGGGCAATCTTCAACAAGCAGAACCATATATTGGTAAGTACTATTCACAGGATTATATAAGACGTGAAATTTTACATCAAACTGAAGAGGAAATAATCGAACAGGATAAGATAATTTCACAAGAAATTGATGCTGGATTATATACAGATCCATTATTAATGCAACAAATGGAACTGAGTGCCGCAGCTACTGAGGTTGCTTCACAACAAGCAAGTTTGGAGAGTCCAGAAGCTCCTGCGGCACCAACAGGTGGAGAGATATAAATAACTCATAGTATATTGATATCATCGTGGATTCTGAACAATTGATTAATAGAGTATTGGATGACGCTCCTGCTCATGAAATAACTGATGCTATTAAAGATCTCCTTTATGCGAAATCCGCTAATAAGGTTGAAGGTGAAAGACCTTCAGCTGTCGCAGATCTTTTTAAGAGCGATGAAATAGAACCTGAAGAAGTAATAACAGATGAACCTGTAGAAACAAACTCTGAAGAATAATGAAAGTATTATCTGCTGAAACGGGTCTGGGATCTGCTACAAATATAAGCAAAGCTCCAGTAGTCAGAGTCTATAATAGTGATTCTTCTGCAGTAACTCTTACTAGAAAGGCTTCTGATGGAACAGTGATTGGAACTTATTCTATTCCATCAGATAAAGTCATTTATTGTCAAAAATCATATACAGATACTTTAGAGGGTGGTGCAGCATTAAAAGCTACTGCAATTGGATACACTGAAATGTTGGATATTATAACACTTGCTAGTGGTGCTGGTGGTGTTATAACTGATAATTTA